CCGAACCATTAACACCATCCCGGCCATCAGAACCTGCAGGGCCTTGCGGGCCCCGCACACCAGCCGGGCCAGGCACACCCTGCACACTCCGCTCAACACGCTGAGCATCCACACACAAACCAGACCGGTGAAGCCGCGCAGACTCCACGCCACCCTGGGTACACACCTGCTTCACACGGCTAGCCAACCCTTTAGCGGCTGTACCATTCGACTGGGCCCTCGCCTGCTCCGAATCCCGCTCAGAGGATACAGCCCCGAAACGTAAAGCACCCGCAGCAACCACCGCCAGTAGTACAAGCGACAAAAACAGCAACACCAGTGAAGCTTTCTCAAAATTGCGGCGCTGCCGCTTCTCCTCCTCCAACTCCCTCACAATTCACCCCCCACCACCATCAACAGTATCCTTCAAAAACTCGGGCACATCAGGGAGATGCATAGGCTCCACATCATCAGGAAGCCCGGCGTTAAACCTTCGCACCTCACGGCGCACACCCCACGTATACTCTTCCATCGCATCCACCTGCGCAGACAGCCTGCGTAAACGCCTCCGAGATTTAGACGTGACCGCCTGAACAGAACCCAAAACCGTGGCCAACGCGGTACAGATAGAGGCCACCAGTGCAGGAGTAAACCACGACACCACAGCCCCCCAACATCACACCATCCGCCACAACAACAGCCCGGTCACACGCCCACAGCTATCCAATTAGCAACCGCAGGCACACCAGAAGGCTTAGACCCGTCATTCGTAATAAACGCTAAACTAAAATCCTTGGCAGTAATATTGTAGGCTTTCACATCAATCTGTGCCGTGCCCCCAGCCGCCGTAGCCATAGACGCCACCACAACAGGCGCACTACCAAAGGGACGATTAAACGGGATCGTGTAAGCATACACAGCAGATCCGCCAAACATGATCGACTTAGAACCCGTCTCAATCCTGGGGGACAACAGCATCCACTCGCCGGCATGGTTAGCCCACACAGCCCCCGAAGGAACCATGACACGGTCACCCTCCACAGGGGTAGGATCACACGCAGCAGACTCACCAAACGCCACACGGGCCGCTATAGCACGCCTATCCAACTGCTGCTGCAACCCGTTAGACGACAACACCAAAGTAGCCAGCAACTGCTGATGGTACACGCCAGGCTCGGCACGCAACACATCCCGGGCACGCTCCGCACGCCCCCCGGGAACAATCTCCAACCTGGCTGTGTTCTGCTCCCAATCCCGCGACAATACCACATAGTCGTATCGGGTCTCGCCAGGGCCAGGCAGCTGCCCCGTCACCGTCTCAACACTATTCGACGTGCACATCACCCCGTGAGCCCAAGCCTGCCCCGGCAGGACCTCACACAACACTGTGGCACCCTGAATAGTCGTGCCGACACGAAAATCGTCCGGGCCCTTCACCGACGGCATATTACCCATCAGACCAGACATTTGAGCCCAATCATACTCGGTCAACACACCATCAAACCCTTTACACACAATACCCACAACAAACCCCAATCACTTACTAAAACTTTTGCAAATCCCGCACACCAGCCGCCAAACCAGCCACACGGCGAGCCAACAGGGCCGACGGATTATCCTCATAATCCCCCGCAACAGGAGTCACCTTCGTCCAACCATCACCAGGCGATACACACTCCACATCAATCTGGCGCACAATCTCCGCAATCGGGCCAGAACCCACATCCACATAGATAAGATCCCCAGGCATCAGATTGCCTGGCCCAAACCGCAACACATCCGACTCCGCCAACTCGATCTTAAACCCCGACGTGGCCCCCGACTCGGACAGCACCTGCTCAGCCTCATCGATGAGATGCACATGCTCAGAATCCGTGTTACGGGCATCCTTAAACACCTCGACACGATCAAACCAGTCATCCTCGGCCATCGAATCGACATCCTCGCAAAACAGCCGATCTTTGCCCTCGCCGCGGCCACCCACAACCACCGACGTAGCCTTCGGGGCGTCACGCACATACTCCCACGACACAATCGAACCCGACTCGGCAGTCAACACATGCTTCCGGGTAACAGCCGGCACACAATCAAACAGCAAACCCCGCTGATCAAACTTCGCATTCTCAAACTGGTTCACCGTGACAGTCATCCGAGCCCACGACAACACCGGCAACAACTTATCGGCAAACAAGTGGAACCGCACCTGAAAATCCTTAATATAGCGGCCACGACCCTCATCCTCCTCCATAAACAAACCAGGCGGAAAACGCCAAGCATTATCCCGCAACACCTGCTTAGCAACCGACTCCGCCGCACCCGAATAGTGAGCATAATCCCTGTCCGCACGCCACTCCATACCAACCATACCAGGACGATAATTCATAGGCCACATCAGCATACGCCACAACAGGCGGATATCATCCTCACACGTGATAGTCACCCGCGAAGAACGCCAAGGACCAACACCATGAACCTTACGCACAGGCCCAGAAAAAATCTGGCCACCACCATAATCCACAACCAGCCGTGCACCCGGCCTCGTCAACCCGTCAAGCCTAGAATGATCACCAGACACCACCAACTCCAAAGTGGACAAACCATTCCACTTCAACGACAACTTCAACGACTCAAAAAAATTGATAGGCGCCACACGGCGATAATCCGGTGTAAACAATGTTACATGCGGAACAAGACCAGCCATCAACTATTCACCAAGCCCTCAAAAACCTGTACTGCACCGACACAACAATGGCACCCAAACCAACCATCTCAATATTCACACTCTTAGAACCGCCAGGCGGGATAGGCGCAAACTCCCACTCCTTCAAACGATCCATCACATCCTCAAACCCGTTCAACAATGCAGACTGCTGGCGAGGATCCGTATCAATAGTGATCCAATCATACTCCTCGACAGGATAGTCCGAAGACACACGCAAACCATCAATCTGCACAGACCACGACTTCAAAGGCCCCTCGACACGAATCACAGGCCACGCAGGAACATCACCCTTATTAGACAGGTTATCCCAGCCCGAACCAACACCAGGCGTCAACACCACAGGAAACGCAGTACCATCCTTGCCGACAGAGCCACCACCCAACCAATCCTGCAACTTCGCGTTACTAAAACGAAACTTCTGCTCATCCCCATACCAAAACGGGTCATAAGCTGTCAAATGAATCACATAGCGCGCATAGCCGCGATTCACCGGATCAACCGTAAACGTGTCATCCACCGAATCAAACCGGCATTTTAGCACACGCTCACGACCAGACGGGGTCTTCACCGACAACTCCCCCTCCTCGCCAGGAGGAAAAGCAGACCACAACTCGTCATAGGCTTTCAAAAAACCGTCACGAAACCCGCCATCAGGATCCGGGTCAACACCCGACACCAACACCGGCAGCGTCACCTCGCGAGGCTTCACATTAAACCCGCGCCACTCCGAGCCGTGCACCCCAACATGAGTTTGAGAAAAATGCTCCACCTCAGGAACACCCAAACCACGCAACGAATCATTCAACAACATGACAGGAGACGCACCCGTATAATCCGTCAAATGAAGCACACGCTCCGGATCATTACCAATCAACGGCAACATAGACCAGGTAACAGTCAAACCAGAACGATCAGACGGGTCAGGAAGAAACATGCACAACACCCCCTCGATCACATGTAAGCCAACGCGTTCAAAGCGTCACGCTGCTGCCGCTCAATCCGCTTCGCAAACTCGTTAGGATCACCATAAGTAGGCCCATTCACATTCACCACAACACTCTTATCATTCATACGCTGATACCTGCCATACGGGGTAAACGAGCCCACCGACGATCGCACACCAAACCGGGCATCAACCGCATCAGGCAGACGTCCCGCCATATCAGACATCGCATCCAACGCCAAACCAGCATTACCAGTAATACCCTCAGCCAAACCGGCAACAACCTGCCGGCCAACCTGGTCACGAAACACCCTAGACGGGGAATGAATACCCAACACCGATTTAGCCGCATTAGCAACCTGAGAACCCATATTACGCACCGTATCCAGCAGGCCACTCATAGCATTCCGGATACCATTACCCAAACCAGACACCACATCACGGCCAGCCGACACCAACAAAGACCCCATATTACCAAGCGCACGCCGAATATTGCCAGGCAGATTCCTGAAAAAACCCAGCACACCATGCACACCACTAGACACAGCCGAGCCCATAGCATGCATAGCAGAAGATGCCGCATTCCGGGCACCATTAAACCCGCGCACAGCACCACTACGAACCCTAGACGCCATCGAACTGAAAAACCCGCCAACAGCAGACGCCACCGAAGACACAACACTCCGAATAGCATTCATCGCAGAAGAAACAGCACCACGAGCCGCGTTAAAACCAGACCTCACATGAGAAGCAACCGAAGAACCCAGCCGCGCAAAAAACCCCACAACCGCGTTCACGCCGCCAGAAATCACCGACTTGAAACCGTTAATAAACGCTGACGTAAACGCTCTAATATGATTCCAACCATTCAGGATGGCCGTGCCCATAGACCTCACGCCAGACACTAAATGATTCACAATCCACGTAATAGTACGAAGAATAGCGCCAATAACCTTAGCCTCAAAAACGATAACCGCAGCATAAATCTTGGCAATGAATCCAATCACCGAAACATAAATCGGCATAACAACCGGAATAATACGGGCCACCACCTGTAGCACGGCACCAACAACCTGCACCACCACACGCATAATCGACATGATCACCGGTATCAGCGACCGGATCAAACCAACAATCGGCGGCAAAACAGACATGACAGCACCCAAAATCTGCTGCACAACCGGCATCAAAACAGGTATCAACTGCATGATCACACCAATAACCTGCCGTATCACAGCAACAACAGCCTGAATAACCGGCATCAGCATAGGCAACAACATGGCAGCAACCTGGGTTACCATACCAATAATCTGGGTGATAACAGGAACCAGCCGGGCAATAAGCATACCAATAACAGGCACCAGCCGGGCAGCCAAACCAGCAACCATACCAATAATCTGGCCAAAAACTGGCGCCAACCTGGCAACCACGCCAGCAACAATCCCGAACAGTGGCTGAATAGCGACCATGATCTGCCCCAAAGCCTGGCCAACAACCCCAACAAGCTGCATAACAGCGGAACGGAACTGGGCATTCGTAGCAAACATGGCAGCAAACAGCCCGATCACAATACCAACAGGGCCACCCAGGGCGCGAAACACGCCGCCAAGCCCGCCAGCGGCACCCTTTAAAGCACCAAACGACGGCAACAGATTCTTCAACGCAACCGCCAGCGGGGCAAACCCTGCAACAAGCTTCCCCACACCGGCAGCAACAATACCAAACACTGCGGTGCCGCCAGCAAACATGGCACCCAAATTCACTTTAGGAACAGGCAAATGCATTCTCGCAAAAATGCCCTTCAACTGCTCCACCTTGGCGCGCATCTGTGCATTCATTCTCGTGATCATGCCCGGCATACGGTTAATCCACGCCAAAATAGACGGCATCACCCGCTGAATCCCCTGATCAACCGACGCAAACATCGGCTTCACAGAATCCGTCACCGACTTGATAACCGGATTCAACGCAACAAAAATCTGCCGCAGGCCGTTAAGAAACGGCGCCATAGCCGTAGCACCCAGATAACCCAGGGCACCCTTAACATTCTTCATAGCGCCCTCAAACGTCTTACCAGACGCCTGCGCAGCACCACCCATGCCAAGCTTCATCGCAGCCGCAAACGTGGCAAAATCAATCTGCCCCTTCGACACCATCTGCGACACCTCAGCAGACGTTTTACCAGTCTGCCTGGCAAGCAAAGACAGCACAGGAACACCCGCCATCGTAAGCTGCAACATGTCATCGCCCTGCAACTTACCGCGGGCCATAACCGACGTAAAAATAGCGCCCGTATCCTGAAACGACTTACCCGAAATATAAGACACATCGGCGACAGTCTTCAACACATCCGTCATCTGCCCGCCAGACTTCACACCCGAAGCAGACAACGCCGCCGCAGTAGAAGCCGCATCACCCAACGCATACGACGTACCAGTCACAGCCTCAATAGCCGAATTCATAATCGAAGACGTGTCAGAAGACGTATGACCCAAACCAGTCAACTTAGCCTGAGCCTCATCAATAGCCATAGCGCGAGCAATACCGCCACCAATAGTCACATCATAAATCGACTTAAGACCCTTCTTAGCAACATTGATAGCGCCCACCATCGCGGCACCACCAAGCGCCAACTTCATGCCCTTAGCAAACAAGCTACCCGAACGCTGACCCTCAGCAGGCATCACCCCAGAAAGCTGTTTACCAACATCCGCCTTCAAACCAGGCATCTTCGTATACAACGACACATATGCGGAAGCAATCTCACCAGACATACACTATTCACCCCATAATATTAATCTCGCGAGACACCCCGCCACCGACACGAACACGCGCCAAAATATCGTCCACCTGCCCAGACGTAAACCGGGCCCTACGCTCATCCGTAGGCCTCGCCACAGGCTCCGGCTGCCCCTCACTATTAGCAGACCTGTAATGATCCAACATGTCCAGCACAGCCCACTCAGACCACTCAAACGGGCGCTGCCAACCATTCAGGTGGGCCGCCAACTGGCTAGACGTATCACCACACAACACGCCAGCCAGCCGGACAGCCTCACCCCAACACATTATCGGGCCACCAACATCATAAACCGAGCAACCGAACCTGGTCCTCCAATCATATTCGATGGCCCCACGATAATCATCAATCAGGCCGTGGAGCCAAACTATTCCCCCAAAGAGGCACCCTTACTGTCAGGCTTATATTCCATCCACTGGCGGAAAATCTCGGCCACACGAACCATAGGAAGCCCCTCAAGGGCCTCCACCGCGTCAGCCGGGGCGGCAGCCTCCAACATAGAAAACATCACCTCAACCTGGGCGAAATCCGCAGACTCCCCCGACTGGGCAATCTTAGCGGCACGACGGAAAACGCGGGCAGGAACAGCCTGCGCCGTCTCCTCCGCATCCGCCAACACCCAGCTACGGTCACCAATCTTCAACGTGTAACCTGTGTCACTCATCTATCAACAATCCCTCAAACTATGTGTATCAGTTATTAGACGGCGGATTCGGATCCGGCTCAGGCTTCGGCGGATTCGGGGCCGGAGGAGGAGTCGGAGGAGTATCAGCTTTTAAAGCCGTCATCCACCCCCGACCAGACACCGCATCACCCTTCTTATTAATCTGGGCAGGATACGCCTTCAACGTCACACCATACCCGTACACTTCGCCATTCTTGCCCTTGATCTCGTCACGATCGATCAACTCAACCTCAGGGAAATAGTAGCGAATAACCTGATCGCCATCAATAATATCCATCAACAAGGCGTGAACACCCGTCGTGGCACCAGGAGAAATATCGAACGAACCCGAATCGGCTCCGGCGGTAACCTTCGACTGCCAAAACAGTTCGATAACCTCCTTCTTAGACTCGATCAGCTGGAAAGAAATCTCGATAGACGACTCCGTGGCCACAGTGCGAACAACATCCGCATTCTGCCAGGCTTTAAGGTCATCCGTTTTACGCTCAGGCTTAATCTTAAACCCGTCATCCGACAGGTACCCTAAAGCGGTAAGACCGTCAGGAACCGTCTTCACACCATCAATAGTGTCACCGGCATGAGCTTTACCAATATAGACGTCACCCGTAACAGCAGAGCGAACATTAGACGCTTTACGTGTTCCAGCCATCATAACCCCCAAAAACAATATAAAACAAAAAACAAACAACAATATCAAAACAAAACGTTTACTCGGATTCGACAGGCCTGCATATCAGCTCAAACAGCGAATACACATCAAAACGTGCACCATCAACCAGCAAATCAGGACCAGTAGACCGTTTACAGTACACCACCGGGTCACCATCCACACCATCAGCCAGCACAGCCTCAACACGACGCGCCAAAGACATAGACCGATCAGGCATATCAGAAAACACATTCACCCGCAAAAACACCTGCTCGCGAACATGCAACTGCGGGCCACCATCCAACGCCAACCAAATCAGATCACCCGTAAAATCATCGGGCACCGTCCCCACACACGGTATATCAGACAGCCAGCCATCATCCTTGAGCACCCGTTTAGCCCACTTCCTAGGGTCATCGTAGACGATCACGACGCAGCCCCAATCGAACGAGCCAGCGTGCCATGCTTCGCCTCAATACGCTTCCCACCCTTATATGTGGTGCCAATCCTGGCGACAGCCTCAACACGGTGAACCTGAACCTCCGACGACAAACCATTACGGTATTGGGCCCTATCGAAAGCATTACCGCCCACATTCGCCGAAGCCGCACGCTTGACACGCTCGCCACGCTCAGCCAACATGCCCTGCACCCCAGAAGACTTCAACACCTCACGAATACCCGGCAAGTTCAGCTTCACATTCACATCCTGAGCCACTACCCATCAGCCCTTCTTACGCTTCACATTGATCTGCGTACCAGCATCCCAACCGGACATGGGGTGATGCCACACGATAGGAGACCCGTCAGCCTCCCACACAACACCCCGAATACGCCACCTGCAACGATAACCGGCACCAACAACAGGCTGCTTGAAAAGCATCGACCAATGCTCATAATCCGAGTCACGCCCCGCGGCCTCATCCTCCTGCGAAACAGAAGCATAGATGGCCACGTTATGGTACACGGTTTCTACAGGATGCCCCCAATCCTCAACCTTGTCACCAAGATCATCGACACGAACAGTCGGCTGAAGCATCACAACCGTTTCACCATAAGGAAAACTGGTCATATCATATCTCCCACAAAGGGCCAGCGTAGCCGTTAATATTCGACCCGCACGAGCAACCCTCACCCCACACCGTGGAACACACCTCAGAATGATTCACGCTACTCCTCATGGTCGGTGTAATAGTGAACGCTTTACCAGCCCCACCATCACCCTCACACAGCTTCTTCAACGCGGCAATCTCAGAAGGCCACAACAAGTTCGTGGGAGTATTAGACCGTGTAGTCTGAGCGAAAGGGCCCGCAGACTCATACTGCACCTGCCCCGACACGCCAGTATCATTCCAGCGCAACAAAGCCCTACGAAGGATCGCCTTAGCGGCATCCTTGTATTTGAAATCCGGTTTAGCGATACAGGGGGCGACACTGACAGCCACAGCCTCCACATCGGCAATCATCGCCTCAAGCTTCCCCTCAGGAATATCGGCGAAAGGCTCAATATCCTCAGGCTTCAAAATGATACCCATCAACACCACCCCCTGCACACAGCATGAACATTATCGCAACAAATAGATCAGTTCTCGGCCGGCGGATTAGGCTTCGGGGCAGCCTTCTCCTTCACAACAGCAAACGAATCAAGCGACTCGATAGCCACATACAACACAGCCTCGGCACGAACCATAACCTCATTATGGCCCTTCAGGTCACGCCCAGTCTGATCCGGGTCACCATACTCGATAAGCTCGATCGGGAAGTTACGCTGGAAACCCCAATGAACACGAGAGAAATCACCCACAATAGCCTTAACACCAGAGGCAGGCGACATCTCCGGGGCGCCAGAAACAGTCGAAGAAGCACCAACATTAAGGCCACGCCAATTATCCAAACCAGCGAAACCGGCGGCAGGATACATCGGCTGACCAGCAAGCGGAGACCCTTTCGGATACACCTCAGTAGACAGGGCAAACGAGAACGCCGGATCCAAAGCAACACCGTTAGGAACCTGCAAACCGGCCCCAGCGATAAGGCCGACAGCCTTGATCAGATCAGCCGTAGCGCTATCGGTTGCATCAACAATATGCTTCGTCTTATCCAGCGAAGACTTGACAGCCGCAGCAGGCTTACCAGTGGCAGGATCAATACCGTGGAAAGCAATAAGATCAACAGCGCGACCAATCGAGGCACCCAGGGCAGGCGAAATCAGATCCTGAAGAACACCCAGACGGTAATCAGCATCAGCCCACATGAACTCGTCGCTTACGCGCTGCTGAGTCACAACCTTGATAGGCTGCGCAGTAAACGAGGAAACATCAACCGAAGCGGAAGGCTTAACCTCGCCCTCACCAACAATCTTGGCGCGAGGAACACCACTAAACACGGCGCCCTTCACGGGCCCGAAAATAGTCGGCTGCTCCGGCGACAGCTTCGCCAAAACACCAGAATCGATAGCACGGTCACGAACCGCACCAATCATAGAACCAGGAAGCTCAAGCTTCCCTGCAGAAAGAAAATCGTCAGCCATCACAAATCATCTCCTAGAATTATTGACAAGAGCATCCACAAACGCGACACCCTCACGTCGTTTAACATCATCAACGGGGGCACTCCCCGCAAGGCGACGCACACCCGCGCCACCACCACTCTGGTCGATCAAACCCTTCAAAGCCTTAGCAGACTCCACCAGTGCTTCACGATCGTCGCCGTGCAAGAAAGCGATCGCATCACTGGACAAACCATACTCTGAAGCCACCTCGCGCTTCACACCCTCAAGAACAAACCCGTTGATCCTGTCTTCGAGTTCCTCATTCTTGCGGCGAAGCTCATCAATAGTAGATCCAGAATCGTCACTCGATGTACGAAGCTTCTCCAACTCGGCGAAATTACTTTTAGCACGAGACTCCCACTTACGGGCCTCCGCCTTCCAATCCGTGCCAGAAGAAGACTCCTCCTTCACGGAAACATCACCGGCTACACCATCGCCGGCAGCCTGCCCATCCTTCACAACATCAACAACGTCTCCACCCTTTCCGGGCTCCACAACATCATTGTCAACACTCTGTTCTTCAACTTTTTGATCGGCCATAGCCTAACCCTATACTCCTTGCGGAAAACAACACAACATTGTTGACCCCCGTGCGGGAGACAACCATGTGCACCGATAACCGGCGGCGCACAACCGGAAACCATCATCTCATGCCACCAACAGTACGCATAGCCTTCAAAATATTGCCAGGCGACTGCTGCAACCCATGATCATCAACCCACTCACGAGCCTTCTCATACGTCCTCTGATATGCGGCATCAGCCCTATTCGGTTCCCAAGGACCAACAACCTCAACCACCGTACAACCACAATGATCATGATACTTCGAACCAAACGGACGCTTACCACCACGCTTATGACGCCGCGTATGACCAGTAGTAAGCGCCCGCTCCCGAGTCGTATAATCCGACCTCGTAGCCAACATGGCACAAAACGCGCACGGATCACCATCAGTCACCCTGCGCCACGACCTACCCTGCGCACCCGCAGACCACTCAACCGTGTCACGGCCAGCATTCATAACAGCCCGATTAACACCCGCCGCCATCACATCAATCGTGTCATTCGCCCTATCCGGGTCACTCTCAAGAATCTTCATAGTCGAAAACGACCTAGCCAAAGCCGCCGCAGCATCAAACTCGTCATACACAATCAAACCCGGATCCACACCATTCAACCGGCGAAAATCCGACACAAACCTGGCAGCCAACGACGCCGAACCATCATGGCCGGCACGCTCCAACTCCACACACAAACGCACATACTGCGCATCTGTCATCTTCCCGGAATGCCACAAACGACCAAGCTCGGCATAATACCCAGCGTATTTCCCAGCAAACCTGACCGCCTCACGCTGATACTCAGTCGCCGCAAGCCTCGACGCAACACCCGAAGCCATTCATCAAACCTCGTTAGTTTGACGAGAAATAGCCCCAGCCAGCGCCGCCAACGGATCAGACGACTCAGCACGATGACGCATCACAGCCTCAACCTGCACATCATCCAAACCCAACATCTCCAACACCGTCCGAGAATCCGCCGGAAGAATACCGGCACCAACAAGCTTCGTCACAGCATCAGCCGTAGCCGCCCTGGTAGGCGTCGACGCATCACGCCAACGCAAACCAACATCACCAAAAAACGCGGCCTCATCAACACTCGAATCAAGCGCCCTGGCAGCCAAGAAACCAACCGACAGCCAGCCCTGACCAAACGACGTCTGCCTGCGTTCAGCACGCTTCACAAGCCGAGACTCCTCGGCAGCCAAAGCCTCCCCACTAGGTGGGTTAGACGTGATAAACCCGAAATAGCGTTCCGGAACAGCCGCCTCACCCGCAGTCAACTGCGCCAACAGCCGCATCTGATCCGAATACGGTGTAGGAGAATTGACAGGAAACGACCCCACATTCGGAGTGTCACCATCATCATCCTTATCCACAGCCCACACAGAAGCCATCGACAGGACCCAGCCAGGCTGCGAAAACTCGTCAGCCGACACACCCGTAACCCAACGTTGAGGATACGCATAAAAATCACGATTCACAGACTGCCCCAACAGTGTGCGCACAGCCTCATCCGTGTAAGCCCTAATAGACCTCGTAATCTCCGAACGCCCATCAATACGCGACGTCCTACGCCGATTCACAATCGGCACCAACGGAACCGCACCCAACACATTCGGTATACGGCCCGTCTCAACCCATTCACGCGAACCCCGCCGCTCCACCTGAACAATCACATCAGGCAGCAACAACTCCGCCTCAACAACCTCAGGATCACACGTCTGCTGCACCACAAGGCCAGCATCCAGACGAGACCCGTCAGCCGAAAACTTGCCTGTGCAATTCTTTGGTGACTGCGGACGAACCAACACCGACCCATCCCCCTGGGGGATAACAGCCACAAACGACAACCCAAAAATTAGTGCATCAAGGTGGACATCACACGACGCCGTAGCAAGCCGATTCGCAGCATACACACCATCCAAACCGTAGCCGTCACCATTAGTCCAGCCCAGCCAATCCAGACGCTCCTCCAAAGCATCCACAGCTATACCAGGCCACGACACCACAGTCTGCACACGCTGCAACTCCGGAGGAATAGCCACCCCCAAATCACGCACCCGGCTCGAGCCCTCATAGTAGCCCTCAATACGACAATGCCACGAAGACAACCTTTGGATACGATCGTACATGCCCTCAATCAGAGCCAACTCATCCGAGTTCATACCACAGACACCCGCTTCCTACCACTACGCTCCCGACGGCCACGACGAACACGTTTAGCCCCCAAAAACGCCAAAGACACAGCCTCCAAAGGAACCTCAGAACCATCCTTAAACGAGGAACCCCAACCCCACGCAGAGCCTTTCTTTTTCTGAACCGCCGACCTCACAGCAATATCCAACATATCGCGCCTCGAATCGGCACGAGGATGACTGATCACACCCGACCTGACACCCTCCAAAAACGCCTGACACGCCTCCACATAGGTGCCAGTATCGGCCACAATCACGCCACGGCCCGGAACACCACGATCCGTCAACGCCTTCTGCAACAACACCGCACCAGACCCGGCAACCATGATCCGGTCAGTATCACCCCAACGAACCGCCAACCAGTCAGCCAACCGGCCCACACCATCAACAATCGTTCCCGACAGTCCATCAATAACCTCAACATGAACCCCAGCATCAGTCCGGCCAGCACCCGCCAAAGCAACCCGATCCCCAGAACGAGAAAACGAGACACCAAACACTTTCCCGCCAACCAGACTCGCCTCATCCACAGCAGACTGAGCCCACTTATCCGCCGGAATCACAGACGTAGCAGACTGGCCACGATCCCACCAGCCAAGCCGCTCCCGAGCAAACCCGGCAGCAGACATCGACTCATGCTCATCCGACACGGTCCCAAAATTCAGGCGACGACCCAACGCCGGATTAGTATCCCCCGCCAACTTCCGCCACTGCCGCGACACATCATCCGGATCCGACTCGTCAGGAATCGAAAACTCCGTCCACGCAAACCTCTTACCCCCCGACAAAGCCTGCCCACGCAAACGCAACACCACAGACCCGTCAGCCAACGGCCCAGGCGGCGTGCCAAGGAAAATCTGCTGCGGATCACCAGACGGGGCAGCACTTACCGTAGGAAGCAAAGCCTCCAACTGCTCATCCGACAACTCCTGAGCCTCATCACACACCAAATCATCAACCGTAAACCCGCGAGCAGAACCACGAGAACGAGCCACAAACTCCACCGAACCCCAACCCGGACAACCACACTTACGCTCAAACGTGGCACAATCCGGATGATGCAACACAATAGCCTCCTGACCATTCGTCGCACGAATCGACTTCACCATACGATACAAGTCAGGAAACTGCCGCTCATTCTCAAAAAACGAACGCAACCGCATAAACGCCTTACGAGCCGACTTCAACTCGTGAGCCGTATGCAAAATACGGCGACCCTGAATAGTCGCCTTAAACAACTCCACAATCTCCAAAATAGCATTCTTGCCATTCTGGCGAGGCACAAACACCCCACACACACCCGAAGCAAGCCTGCCATTACCACCGACAGCAAGCCAATCATCCAACACCTGCTGCTGCCACGGATCAGGCGTCAACCCATACGCACGACCCAACTCCCCAGCATCACCGCCAGCAGACACCGAATACGCCGCAGCCACACGGTGACGAGGAACCTGAGAACCCACCACCTGCGACATCAAGCACCCCTACGCTTCCTATACCGGTCAATCATCGCCACCGCAGAACCCCCACCACGGCCACCAGACGCCACATCAACCGAATAACGATCCAACATGCCCATAAACGCCTTCACATGAGCACGCAGCGAAGCCACAAGGTCCGCCCTGCCCTCACGCCACACACAATCATGAATCACCGCAGCATCCATGAGAAACAGCCACTCCTCATCAGACACAAACCCGGCACGCGAATCCTCACCCCACACACGCCACCAACGACGCGTCTCCCCACACCACTCACGACTATCAGGAAGCTCAGGCTGCACAACACTCACCACCAACACAAAAAGTCGACAAACAGACAAATCCACAAAAGGGAGGTATTTCACT